TTTTTTTATTTTTTATCGATTTTATCTGAGGCGTATTTAACCCCCATTATTGTTCCTATAATACTAAAACTGTTTGTTAATAAAATACCAAACATATTCGACCATGATGATTCTATAATCTTTGAATCACCACCTATTGTTATTATGTAAATGTACATTGCTGTTGTTATTATACCAACACCAATTATTACTGATAGTGCTATTTTAACAATTAACCCAATTAATTCAAATTGAGTTCTTTTTTGTAATAAATCTAAATCTCCTTCTGCTGATTTTTTAGCTTTCTCTGCTTGTTCTAATGCTAGTTTTAACTCTACATTTATTCTATCATTTTCTTCTTTTGCTTTTATTAATTGAGAGTTTTGAGCTTGAACTTGTTTTGTGATGTTTAATCTTTTTCTTCGATTTTCATTATCATTTTCAACACACGTTTGTAAATATTTTTTAAAATCTTCATCATCAGTTTCAATAATTTTGGCAATATTTCCCTCTAAACCTATTTTTCTAGATTCATATAGTTTTAAAAGTTGTTCTATTGTTTTCTTATCGAAACTTACCATTATCTGTATACTTTAAATGCTGATTTACCATGTTTATAATTCTCAAAATCTTTTCTGAAGTCTTCTAATCTAGGTTCTATGTCATCTGATTTTACAATCCAAAATTGAGCCCCAGCTTTTACTGCTTTTGCTTGTTCTTCTGGTTCATCACTAGATGATATTATTCCAATGATAACGTGGTTACCATATTCAAAATTTATTTTTCTAATCAACTCAATACCGTCAAAACTTGAACCGATAATATTTAAATCTACAAAAACACATTCTGGTCTTTCTTCTGTTTTATTGTTTTCATACCACGACTTAAACATTTTTTCAGCTTCATCTGCTGAAGAAACGCTTTGCAGCGAAAGTGTTATATCTAGAAGACTACATGCATCTTCGAAAACTAAGTGGAATAAATCTTCATCATCCACTAATAATATTGAATCTATCATAACTATTTAATTTTTATTTAACTTTATTTTCATTTTAGTTCCTATTTCATTTTTTTCACAATTAATTTTGAAACCATGCTCTTTTAATATTGCAATACAAATATTTAAACCTAAACCAGTACCTGGCTCTTTTTGATTTTTGTTTCTAGTATACGGTTTTGAATATTCTTCAAATTCTTCTTGTGTTAATCCTCTACCATTATCTTGTACAACCAATGTTTCTTCATCTTCCATATAAATGTGGATTACTTTATTGTTTGAATCATTGTATTTTAAACCGTTTCTAATCAAATTATCAATTGCTGTACAAAATAAAGATTCGTTCACCTCGTGATTAGGTAAATCATCAATTTTAATTTGACTAAAATATGCTGTTGATTTTAAGAAATTAACCAATATTTCTTTAATGTTATGATAATCTTTTGATAAAACTGCGTCTTGTTTAACTAGGTTTGTAAATTCATAAACCCCTTTGTAAACTTTTTGTGTATGTTTTAAACCTTCTTTCAACATTCTTAAAGGTGCTTCTAATTTAGTTTCTTCTATAATTTCTGGTGATAATCTTCGTTCTAACGAACTAATACCCCTAGGGATATATGTATTTATACCAGAATGCATATCGTGTCTTAGAATCTTCGCAGCGTGCTCTAAATAGGTATTCTTTTTATTTAATTCATTTAACGATTCAAACAATTCGCTTACATCTTGTCTAATTGATGTGAAGCCCATTAGCTCACCAGTTTCATGATTAAAGTCAGCTTTAATATATGTGTCTACATAATATAGTTTACCGTTTTTGTTTTTATTAACCACTAATTCATGCCAAATCTTTTTATTCTTTACAGTAGTCTTATACATTTTAGTCCAGAATTCTTTTGATTGAACCCCAGAATTAACTATGCTGTGGTCTTTACCCAAAAGTTCTCTTTTACTGTAACCACAAACTTCAATAAACTTTTTATTAACATATGTTATTTTACCGTTTTTATCCGCTTTTGAGACCAATGCGGTTTCGTTAATAAATTCCTCAAAATCAATCATATTTTGTTCAACAATTTTGTTTTCTTTAACGGAATACATAAACGAAAACAAAGATGATAACATCTCAGCAAAATTAACTTCAACCTTATGCCATTCTCTAGGTTTAAACGCTTCAATACAGATAACACCAATAACTTTACCTTTATAAAATATTGGAACGTCTAACATAGAATTTATACCTAAAGGAATTAAATATGATTCCGTAAAACATCTTGTTGATTGATGCGTTCTAGCATCATTAGCTACAATTATTGGGTCAACTATAAGGGCGTTGAAATAAGGCTCGTAATCCGTCTTATATAACGTAATATTGTTATACCATTTGTCTTCATGCTTTACATATAATTGTTTACACGTAATAGCTGATTTATCTTCGTTATATAACCATATTGAACATCTGTCAGTATCAGTTGATAATGTAACTTCTTTTGTTAAATGTTTAGAACCATCAATAATGTTACCATCATAAAATAATTGATTGTGTGATTGATGAATTAATGTTTCATTCAATTTTTTAGCATAATAATTTAACTTTGTGGATTCTTTACCTTTTCTGATAAACCCTCTTACGAATAGAAAAGCTGGTATGCTAAATAGAATTATTGATACGTAATTGAAAATTGCAATTTCTTTGCATAACGGTATAAAATCTAGCATAATGAAAGTATGCATTAAAATATAAAAGACCATTATTGCAGTACCAATTCCAATATAAATTTTGTTAAGTTTATCCATGTTGTAACTTTAATTATAAATATTCAAAAAAAACCAAAAACCCCAGCCGTGGCCAGGGTTTTTGAATAATTTCTTCTTGTATTTATTTAGTAAAATATAAATCAGCTTCAGCTGTTCTTCTAGTAACTAAACCTTTTAACGTTCTGCCGCCAGCTTTTGTCCATTTCATAAATTCAGCTCTGATTGTTTCATCGTTAGGGTTAGCATTAACTTTTTTTAATAATGTTGAAGATTTTAAGTTAGCTGGTCCTAAATTGTAACAAAAAGAAACTAATGCATCAAATTGGTTTTGTGTGATAGTATCAATACAATATGAATCTACATATTGTTCAAATTTTGATAACATAGATTTCAACAATTCAACACCTTCAGCTTCAGTTACAGCTTTGTCAGACATTGTTACTTTTTTACCATTAGGGTAAAACGTTGCTCCATATGCTATTGTAGGAATCCCAGCTGGACACTTATAAGGTTTAGACATAAACCCTTCAAATTTTTTAATTAGTTCGATACCTTTTGTACCAGTTTTTGTAATCTTTTCCATAACTTTTTATTCATAAATATTATACAAATAAAAAAGGTACCCATTAGAGTACCTTTTTTTTATATATTATATCGTATTATTATTTAACACCATATTTGCCTTGTGCTCCATAATGGTGACCATTCTTTTTCCACCAAGCAGCATCTTTAAGTGCACTACCAGCTAATGCTGCAACACCTAAACCTATTGCTAATGCTGGATGACCCATCATAGCCGCTGGGATAATACCAGCTAATGAACCTAAAGCACCACGCATTATAAGTTTATCTAAAATTTGTCTTAATTTTAATTCACTTTGGCTCATACCATAATCACCTTCAGCTGGTGGTTCTGGTAAACCTTCATTAACTGATTGATTTAATGCATTAGCAACCATTTCTTTACCACCTTGTTGATAAGCTTGTACTAAAAAATTAACTTCTTCTGGTGATAATATTGATTCTATTTTATCAGCAACTTTTTCAGCACCAACCTCAATTGATTGCACAGCATCTTCATTCATTGCCATTCCAGTGTCAGCACCCATATTTTGAGTACCCATATTTTGAGCAGCATCTGGTTGTTTTGAATTAATATCATTCATTACTTGTTTTAATTTATCAACAAGTACTCTCATTTTACCAGAATCTTGATTACCTGGGTTGTCAAACGTTGAAATTAAATCGTCAATAATTGAATATAATTCAGCTCTTTCATTTCCAGCTATTTTACCAAATGCTGTTCTAAGTTTATCGTTAATTAAACTTCTAAAATCATTAAAAGCAACTTTAATTTTACCCATACCTTCATTCATCATGTCTTCGTACATAGCTGCTTCATTCATTTCACCTTCTTCGTACATACCTTCTTCCATCCACGATTCGTTGATTGGTTCAAATTTGATTCCACCTATAACAACACCTTCAGATAAACCTTCTTCATTTTCTTTAGCTTCAGTTTCAACTTTTGCAGTTGTTTCTTTACCCATGTGAATGTGTTTTTTTGCGTCAGCAGCTTGAGGAACATTGATTTCATCCCAGTTACCTTCTTTAGCTGTTACATCTTCAATATTTTTACCACCTTTAGATGTTGTTTCTGTTGATTTAGTAGTTTCTTCTTTTACTTCTTCCTCTTCTTTAACAACTTCTTCCTCTTCAACAGATTCTTTCATTGTCACATGTTTAGTCGCTTCTGCTGCATGTTTTTTAATTTTTTCAAACTCACCAGTTTTTGGATTTGGTGCTTCAGTTTTCTTTTCAGAAGCTACAGAACCTTCAACATGTTTTTTTGCATCAGCAGCTTGAGGAACATTAATTTCATCCCAGTTACCTTCTTTAGCGTCAGCATCTTCGATGTCTTCCATTTCCATTAACATTTTTGTTTTTTTCCAAATGTCATTGAATGTTGAGTTTTCATCTAATCTAGCTCTACCTTTAACAGTACCTAAAGTTTCTTGAGATTTGTAACCCATAAGGTGTTTCATCTTTTGCATATCTTCATTAACCATAGTTTTATCAGCTGCCATAAGTACAACTGCTTTACCTTCAGTTAATGAACCTTCCCAACGGATTTTGTAATTTTCTACACCGTCAGTCATTTCAAATACTTTATTATCTACTCTGTATGATTCTGGTATCATTTTAAGTGCATTTCCAACACCGTTAAACTCTTTTTTGAATTTAAGTCTTTTCATTCCTTCTTTTATTTGTGTTTTATTGTTATCTTTATTTTCCGCTAACGCTGAGTGAACACCCATAGGTTGGTTACCTTTTGGTACAACCTCTATGTCATCACCAAAACTCATAATACCAGTCTGAGCATCCATTCTCTTTTTAAATGAATCTTCTGCATTCTTAACTAAGTTTTTACCGAACTCTGGTCCAGTAAATCCTTGTTGTGCTGGAATAACATTAGCCCAATCTGGATTGTTACCCATTCTACTTGAACCTTCGATTGCTTCTTTTGCTCTATCTTTGAATTCTTTGTTTGGGTCTCTGTCATATTGAATCATCTCTTGACCATTCATGATTTCCATTTGGTCGTGATATTCTTTTTCTTTATCACCGTTATAGTTAAATTTGTTGTTAACATCAGTAGCTTCCATACCTTTGTTTAAATTTTTCTCATAACTAGCTAAATTTTTATCAACATCTTTAACAGCTTGTTTGTTTATTTTTTCTGATTCTTTTTTTGCAGCATTTGTTACCGCAATACCTGGAGTTTCAGCTTCATTAACAAATTTATTAACTAAATGTTTTTTAATTATATTTTTATCCATTTTTAATTGATTTTATTATAAATATCTTAGTTTTAAGTAAAGTTTACTACTTATTATTTTTAAATTCAATAATTCTCTTAACCTCGTCTAACGTTCTACCAGTTTGTTTAGCAATCGTTTCATAGATTTTATTTTCTTTAGCTAAAGTAGGTGCGTTTACACTTCCTTTACCTTTTTTAAGTTTAAGACTTGACGCACCAGAGTTACAACCACCATTTTGAGCTTCTTTATTGTTGTTTGGTTTTGAACATTCTGGTTGTTGTGGGAAAGTTCCACCAGCCCATTGTGGTTCTTTAAAAGCTCTAGGTTGTTCACCTTTATTAAATTCACCGTTTCTACCAATAGATAAAGCGTTTGCATCGTATGCACCTATCGACCCTTCACCTTCTGTTGTTTCGTTTATACCTTCTTTAAAAGTTCTTTTAAGTGGTTTACCAAATTGTGGGACTGGAGTGTTTAATCTTGCACCAGCACCACCGCCACCAAAAACACTAACACCACCACCTATAGCACCAGCGGTTGTTGCTTCATCAAAAGGTAATCTTGTTTGTGTATACTCTGGGTTTTTTGATTGTGGTTGAACTTTAGGTAAAACTTTTTTCTTTTTATTTAAATAATTACCACCAAAACCACCAGTTTCGTGGTCACCAGTAATATTTTTTCTAGCGGCTAAAGCATCAGCTGATACATCAGTTTTTGGTTTATTAGTACCAGTAAACCCTCGACCTAATTGTTGTTTTATTTTTTCTCTTTCCTCAGCGTCTGAACTACCATATTCATTTAATGGTTCTTCTTCTCCTTCGCCATTTAATAAATTGTTTAATTCTTCATCTTCTGAATAAAAATCTAATAAATCATTTTTAACTTCATCAGTGATAGGTGTTAATTTATCATAATTTGAATCAATATAATTTATTAAAACTTGTCTTATTTGGTCGTCATTGTTAGTCCAATAACCATCGTTACTATCTTCAGCATAACCTAATGAAACAGCAATGTTAGTTAATTTAGAATTTTCACTGTTAACAGCTTTCATAAATTCACTATTGTAATCATCTAAATCAATTGACAATAACCCGTCTTCAGAAGAAACTATTGCTATATCACCGTTGTAATATTTAATATCAATATCACTTTCTTGTGTTGTTGGTCTTGGATATTTTTGTGGTTCTTGGTTTATTGGGTTGTCTGGGTGATTATCAAACCAATCACCTTCATTTATACCACCAACGATTTCATTTAACGTTTCTTCGTAAATTTTTAATGCGTCTTGTGGTGAACCTAATTTTTTTGATAGTTTATAACCATCTTTTTCTTTAACTAGGATATCTTTTAACCCTTCTAAAACAGCTTCATATTTTACATTGCTTTCGTTCCAGAATTCTGATAAATTTTTAGATTTGCCATAAAGATATTCTAAAAGGTTTTTATATTCTTCTTTTAAGTTATATTTTTTAGCCATATCAGAACCTTTATCTAACCCTCCTTTATCTGTAGGTTCTTGGTTTAAAGATTCTAATAATGTTTTGTATTGTTTTTTGCTTAAAATTATTTTTTTCATTATTAATTATTTTTATTTGAAAGGTTATCTATCCATGTATTTCTTTTTAGCCAAAGAGTTTTATAAAGCTGCGTCAAAACGTTTTTAGTTATTTCAACAATTTTATTTTCTAATTCCTTTTCGTTTTTAAGTTTTTCTTTAACTATCTTTTCGATTTTATTTTTAAAATCTGCACTATCAATATAACCTTTAATTTGTTTATTGACATCTGTTTTTGATAGCTCTTCTTTAATTATATTTCTCATTTAGACTTTTTATTATAAATATGGTTAATAAACAAAAAAAGCCCTAAGATTAGGGCTTTATTTAATTATTATAATATTATTATTTAATCATGTAATCACTAGGTGATATTACAAGTTCACATTCTGAAAATGAATTATCAGTGTAGTCTAATGGACCAAAGTTAACCGATTTTAATAAACAACCAGTCATTACCCAACTTTCATAAACAACACCAGTTGGTTCTAGTATTTCAACTTTCATTCCAAATCTTTTATGGTTGATACCCATATCCATTAATTTCTTGTTGATTTGGTTTTGTAGTGGGGATTTGAATTTTAAAACTATGTCTTCTATTTTATATTTTTTAATAAGCGTCTTAATACCTAAAACCATTACGTTTTCAAAATTTACTTTTGGGCCATTTATTGATGAAATGAAAAAAGGTTCAATACCTAATTCTTTATCTAATATAACTAAAAATCTATTCTTTCTACCAAATTCTGGTATTTTAATATCTTTACCAAATCTATGATTGTTTCCATTTTTTGTTCTAGTTATTGCATCATCTTCTTTTGCCAACAACGGATTCTTTTTACCAGTTAATTCTTCATAATAAGGATTGGCTTCACCAGTGAATGGGTCATACATTGGTATCTCATTTTTCCTTTGTTCTACATACTCTTTAGGTAGTGGTTTAGACATTATAGGATTTGGTGCAGCTGCTTTTCTCCTTGTTCTTGGTTTATAATTCTTTTTATTACTTTTTGTTGTTCCTTCTTGTATTGGTTTTGGTTCTTCCATAAAACTATTCTTTTATTTTTATATTATTTATAACACTTATAGTATCTTTCATACATTCACTATAAATTTTGGAACTGTAATAAGGTTTAAATTTCAATAATCCCCATAAGTATTTATTTTCCCAATCTTTATATAGAAATGTTGTTAAATTATCTTTAAATTCTTTATTCGTAAATGATATTGAATCTTTTTTAATAAACCCAGAAAAAGTATAACACTTTTCTTTTAATGTGAAATAACTTTTTTCTGAAACACTATCTGTTTTTAAAACAGTAGATGTAACAACAGAATCTCTAAATCTATATTTAGTATCTATAATGTTTGTTATGTGTTTTGTTTTAATATTTAAAACTTTTGCTATTGAATCATATTTTGGGTATAAGTCTTTTAGTTCACCAGCAGTTAATTCTTGCTGCCTAGACTTATCTTTAACGATTGCAATAACGTTATTGCTAAATCTTTTTCGTTCTTCTTTTTCATTTTTATATAGCTTAAATAAAAAAGCTAGTGATGTAAATAATACCACCACTAATAAAACTAATCCTATTAATATTTTATTTTTTAACATCATAAAAAAGGTCATCATCTGTTTTAGGGTCATTTTGTAAGTTGGTTAAATAACCATTTAACCCAGTTTTAAGTTCTTCTTCATTTAAATCACCATCACTTGCTGAATTAGATTTCATACCTTGTGTATATGATATTGTGAACTCAAATTTATTAGCGTCATTAACTGTTTTTTCACCAGTAATTACTATGTCACCAGAAAAATTTTCTGTTTTAGGTTTAATGTAAATACTAGTTATTCTAATACCTAATTTTAATCCTTCGATAGCAGTATTAACTTTTGTGAAACGTTCATCGTTCTTAGCTAATTTTTCATATGAATCATCTATAGGAAATAATGGTTGTGGACCTTCTGCTGGTGCTTCAGCCATTTTTTCTTCTTCTGGTTCATCTGGTAAATCATCACCTTTTTCAAATATTGGTTTAGGTACGGAAGCTGTTGCTGGTGCATCATCTTCTTTTATCAATGTTTTACCAAATTCTCTAATTACTGACATCATTTTTTTTGTCATGTCGTGTTCGTTAATGTTTTCTTTCATTCGTTTAATTTTTACTTTCTAGTTTATTTTTAAATTGTTCACAATCCCATGCTGGTGATACATCAAAATAGTGTTTGGATATGTTACTTTTATATAACACACCATTATAACTACTCGTATCCTCAATTTTTGTATTGTGTCCTATAGCGGTTTTAGGTATGAAAAATTCATCACATAAATAATCACATAATTCAACACATGAATCTAATTGTTCTTGTGTGTAAGTAGCCCATTTGTTGATTCCTTTCCACATTCTGCCAACCACTATTCCATTATAAATATCACCTTTCCAGTTATAAAAATTCTTATCTGGTGATTTTCTAGTTAAATACCCTTCATTTTCTAGTAAAATAATAATGGATTTAGTGTTTTGTTCTAATTTAGAAAAGTATTTAGATTGAAATGTTGGTTCAAAATGTTTATGAATAACACCATCTTTATCTATTGTGAATGCTGCCGTTTTTTTATTGTTTCCGTTTAATCTAGTTTTCCAACCTATAACATGTGTCATGTCTTTGCTATTAGTATTACCAATAACTATTTGTTTTTTAATACATTCAATAGGTACATAATTTTTTTCGTCTAAACTGTATTTTTTGTCTTCTATTATCATTAACCACGTTTATAAAAAATCTTATTATCATCACCGTTTTTAATTATTTTATTTGAGCCGATTCTTTCTATTGTGTTACTAGTTTTAGGTTTTGGTACTTCAACTGAAAATCCTCTACCTTCTTTAATTTCTCTTATGTCTTCTAAATTAACTTTTCCAGTTGGGATTACTGGTTCTTTTTTGTATACTGGAACTTCAACATTTTTTTCACTAACAGTTGTTGATGGTTCTTCCTCTGGCATAGGTCTGATATCCCATGGTTCTATATCATTTACAGTGTCATTTACAGTGTCATTTACAGTGTCATCAAGTTCTTCTTCAATTGGTATTATGATATCTTCTGTTTCCAAATCTTTAACCATTTGATTCATAACTTCACTCAATGCATGGTCTTCATCAAAGTTTACTCCCTCATTTACTCCCTCATTTACTCCCTCATTTACTCCCTCATTATTTGATTTAATTACTTCTACAATAGTTGTTGGAGTTTCGGCAGATGGGACAAAGTTAACTTTAGGTTCTAGTGGAGTTTGTTTACTTTCCAATTCAAACACTCTGTTGGTTGCCAATATTAATGCTATTGCCAATGGGTCAAACACAAATATAAGAAGTAGAATCATATAATTAACTACATTCGCCATTGGTGTTCCAGTTAATTCAGAAACATATTTAAGTGGGCCAACTTCACCAGATACTTCACTTCCAGCTTTTAATTCAATAGCTTTTACGTTATAAACATTTACTGAATCAGACAACACAATATTTTTAGAGTTAAGTAAGTCTATTTCAGTATTTAATAGTTGAATTTGTTTATCTGAACTTTCAATGTCACGTCTAGCGTTTCTTTGGTTTCTGTTGTTGGTTGAATTATCCAAACGTGATTCTTGATTACCTCTTAGGTTATTCAATTGTTCAGCACGTTTAGTTTTAGTTTCAATAATCTTTGTATTGTCAGCTATTGTTTTTTCAAATACTTGTTTCTTGGCTTCTAACACACTTAACTCACCTTCGTGCAACTCTAATTTGTTTGCTGTTGATTGGTAAGCGTTAGATAAAAAACCATAAATACCAGCAGATGTAATTAACATAAGCACACCAACACTTATAGTTAAATAAATTTTTAAACCTCTGGCTAATTTATGCCAATATGTGTGTAAAGCAGTAGTTGTAACTACTTTACCAATTTCCAATACAGATGCCATTATAATAACAGCAGTACTTGCACCAGCAAATAACTGACTTAAACCCCATACTGAGAAATATGCAGCACAACCAGCAACGGCTAGTGCTAAAATTAACATTATGTAACTAAATTTTACTTTCATATACTTTTATTTTATAAATATTTAAAACTAAAAAAAGGGTCATAGACCCTTAGTTTATCCATTTATCAAATCAAATAAATCATGAGCATTATGTCTTAATTTTCTAATTGCTTTTTCTTTTATTTGTCTAATTCTTTCTTTTGTCAAACCATATCTATCACCTATTGCTTCTAGTGTCATAGCTTCACATTTGGTGTCAATACCAAAATAACATTTTATTATTTCAATTTCTCTTTCACTTAAAACGGACAATGTTAAATCAATTTGTTTTTTAATTCTTTCGTCTATAATTAATTTATCTTCATCACTATTATCAAAAGGTATTAGTTCAATCAACTCATCACCTTCTTCGTTTATGTGTTCATTAAGCGAAACACACTTTGGATAATTAATCAATCTTAAATCAAAATTTTCAATATCATTAACTGTAAAATCAGCATCATCTAATAATTCAACTTTTGAAATTTCTTTATTTAATTTAGAAATCTTATTAATAACATTAGATGGTAATCTAACCATTCTAGCGTTATCATTTAAACTTTGAATAATAGATTGTCTAATCCACCATACAGCGTAAGAGATGAATCTGAAACCTTTTTTGTAATCAAATCTTGTTGCAGCTTTAACTAAACCGTAATTACCTTCATTTATCAAGTCTTGTAATAACATTCCTTGTCCTTGATATTCTTTAGCTACAGAAACCACAAATTTTAAATTTGCTTTAACCAAAGTTTCAATTGCTTTGGTATCACCTTTTTTAATTCTTTTAGCTAAACTTATTTCTTCGGTTTTAGTTAAAATTACTGATTTTCTTACTTCTTTAAAATACTTTGATATACTATCGTTGTTTTCAAAATTTACAAATTTTTTGTTCATTAATACTATTGTTACTCTTCATGTTATTCTTTCTAAATATAAGGATAAATTCGTAAAAGTCAATACTTTACGTCCTTTTATTTAGCCAAAAGGCTTAACATTTTCTTATCATAATCTGTAAAGTTTTCAACTCCAGAATCTATGATTTTATTCATTGCTTCTTGCTTTTCAGCAAGAGTCATGTTTTCTATTTGTTCTTCAGTTATCCTTCTAGGTCTTATAACTGTTTTAACATCTATTGGTTTAGTAGTCTTTATCTTTTTGCTATTTTCTTTGATAATTTTAGCATCTTCTATAGCGTCTAGTAAATCATTCATTCTTTTACTTAAAAGAGAATCTGATTCCTTTATAAAACCAAATAAACCTTCGTGAATTTCTTCTTTTGTTATGTTATAACCAGAATACTTAGGGTTTAAATCAAAAACAAAAAAACTTCTATTTTGTAATTTAAACCATTCGTTAATTTCACCAACTGTAAGTGCTGATGATAATGTGGCAATTATAATACCTTTAGCATCTAATATATTAGGCTTGTTATCACTAATTTTTTCAATCTCATCGATAACGTTTTTAGTGTCGCCCATAATTATTACGCAATAATTTTTAATCTCCATACCCCTTTTTTTTAACTAATATACAAAACTTTTATTAAATATGCAATTATTTAATTGTTATTTTAGATACGTTATCAGTTTTGATTACTGTGATAACATTATCTCCCCAATCTTTAACAATGTCATTATGTGTTATAAAAAACACTATTTCGTACATTTCTTTTATTTTATCAAATAACGTTTTTAGTTTCTCAATGTTGTCTTGAGCAACTTTACCTAAGACTTCATCAAAAGTTATAAAATTAGGCATTGGTAAAGTAGATAGTTTTCCTAACACAGCTCTAAGTGCTAAACTTGCTGCTGTTTTCTCTAAACCAGACCCAGATTTTAATAGTTTTGACACACCATCTTTAACCAATAAAAACTGAACGTCATTCTTGTCATTAATAAATATCTCGACATCGAAATCTACAACATCATCTAACAATCTTTGTATTTCAGAATTTATAATTGGTAACACGGAACGCAGCACTAATTTACTAATACCTTTCTTGCCAACCAATTCAATATAGATTTTAAAGATTTTATCTATATCTTCTTCTTTCTTGATGGTTTCAATTAATTTGGTTTTAATTTCAATACCAGATTTATGGTTTGTAATCTCTGTTTGAACCCTTTCTATTTTAGTAATCGTATCATCTTTAGTATGTTCACATACAGCTATTTTAGTCTTAATATTTGTAATTTCAATATCAATCCTTTTGTTTAATTCAATTGCATCCAAATTAAGTTTATATTTTTTTAACTCATTTTTCTTTTCAACAATTTTATTTCTAAGAGAACCAATTTCAACTTCTAATCTGTCTTTTGCTAACTCTAATTTATTCTTGTCATCAACCGATTTTTTGATTTCATTTAACCTTGTTAATTCTTCAGTTAACATTTCTCTAGTGTTGCACAATTCATTAAGTTTGTCATTAATTTCTGACAGTTGTTTATTGTGTGCTGCTATGTGTTCTGTATTGTCAACATCATCTAATTTTCTATTACATGATTGACAAATACCACCAGCAATTAAATCTTCAACTTGTTTAGTGATTCTTTCAGCATCAGCTTCTTTTAATGCTATATCAGTATTTAATTGATTTAATTGTTTGGTCCAATCAAAATGCATATCCTCATCAAACACAACAACACCAATTTCATCAATCTTTGTTTGATGTTCTTTTACTTCTTTAGCTAAACCAGTACCTTTTTCAGTTATTTTTTCAATTTCAGATTCTAATGATTCTGGGTTTAACTCAGATATTGTTACGTCAATTTTTTCTTTGCTATTGATTGAAGACTCTTTCTCATTTGTTAATGTTTTTATATCATTTTTTGCTTTAGTTAACCTTTCATTCAAAGTATTTTCAAGGTCAGCACATTCTTGTCCTTTTTCTTTATGGTCTTCGATTTCATCTGTCAAAGTAATAACATCGTATTCGTTAGATTTTTTCTTTCTAGCGAATTCATTATACATTTCCCTAACAGCTTTTTCTTTTAGTTCTAAAATCTCTAAACCAATAAGTCTAGTCAATACTTTTCCAGATTCACTTGTTGTTAACCCAATTAAATCATCTAAATTCTTCTCAGTAGCCAATACAAGCATCTCAAAGTCTTTTTCGCTGCCAATAGTTTCTTTAATCTTTTTAGTTGTTCTAATGGCATCTTCTTCGTTTAACGCTTTTTCTTCACCATCTGGTAGTAATTCATAATAATTAACTCTATTAACAATAGTCCAACCACCACCTTTTTTGGCAGTTCTTTTCATCTTACGTTCAATTATTATTTCTTCACCTTCAATATCAATCATACCACGAACAGTTAAATCGTTTTTATCACTATATTGGTTGAAAATTTGCTCGTTAGTATCTGTTTTTGTTGTATTACCATGTAATAAGAATTTCATCGCATCAATAGTCATAGTAGTTTTACCACCTTGATTTGATGGGATTGAATTAACGATGTTTAATCCTCTTAATTTTGAGAAAGGAATGTAATTATCCTCACCAAATGATAATAGGTTATTTATCATTAACCATTTAACACTCCAAGTTCTGTGCTGCACTTCATTAACATCAACATTTAGTTCACCGTTAACTTTGTCGTCTAACGCAAGGATTCTGTTAAAGTCAACCTTCTTATCGTCTCTTTCAATTAACTCCTTCATAAGAGCTCTTTGATAGTTTACGTCCATGATATTCTCAATACCAGCACCAGTAATTTCAATTAGGTCACCGTTTGCTGTTCTTTTAACTGGTCGATAGACAACATTAATGTTATTTTTATTCACACCATATTTGTTAGCAAAGTAATTTCTAATTTTATTCTTAGCTTCTCTACTATAATTGTGTGGTTTGTCGTCCCAATAAATTTTAATTTTAGCATAAGGTGATATCGATTTGATATCTAATACTTCTACACTATTCTCCATATAAATCTGTTTTATTTTTGTTTTTTTCTATTTCTAATTGTTTTCTAAGAACATCACTTAAATCACTACATTCACGTAGTTTTTTCTCGCCAAGTTCAGCCAGTTTAATGTAGTTTTTTATCTTTTCATCCATTTCCATATCAACCATATTGATAGGTACTTCTTTGATTACTTCGACAACCTTTTCTACTTCAACAATTTTTTCTACTTCGACAATCTTTTCTTTGACAGTTGGTACTGGCGTTGAACCGTACTTTTCAATAGTGAAACCTTGTTTAAGAACTTTAGTCATAAAGTCATCAATATTCGTAATATTATTGGCTCTGCAATAATCCCAAATTTCATCTTTTAATTGTTTAGATATCTCCAAGGTCAACTTTTGTTAAATCTTCACGTGTTTGATGCAGCAAGACAACTTCCATATCTTTTTCATCAACGTTTATTGCCAATACTGGTTTATCGGCTCTATAAATAAACCCTTGTTCGTTCTCTGGGTCAACAAACCCATATTCACCATTCACAACAGTGAAATCATTCATTTCTTCTGGTAATGAATTAATGAACTCTTTTAATTCGCTCAATTTCATAAGTTAGTAAGTTTTTCTTCTCCGTTCTCAATATCTTCTAATGAAGTGATTTTAAATTGATAAAACGAATATTTGTTATCTACATCATGTTCTGTATATGTTTTAGTTTCAACATCCCATAATAAAAATCCATGTTTAGTAATATTCTCACCAAAGTTTTGTTGTATAAGCGATGATGGATAGGCTATCATAATATCTTTATGGTTAAATATCTGACGTTTATGTATGTCACCTAACATTGCAATATCACAACCTTCAAATATATCTAATTCAGCACCATGGTCAATTGAATAACCGATGTCAGTCTTAGCGTTCATTATTGGTGCATGAAATAACCCAATGTAAGTTTTATCATCACCAAACTCAATCCTAGCACCTTCAATATCTGGTCTTGCATTTTCTTCAAAGATTGAATAGGCACACCAAACAATATTGTCATCCAAATAACATTTAGATTCTTTAAAATAGTTTATATCTTTGTCACCCAAAAATTGTACCATTGGTGTTATACTGTCCATTCTGTTAGCATTGTTTTCTAACAAGTCATGGTTTCCAGCTATAAGAATAACTGGTGCTATTTCTTCTAGTTTTCTTAGCAACCATGTACCTAAAATTAACATCTCATTTGAGATAACAATTTTTTGGTGAACTAAATCACCAGCTATAACTATTCTAATTTCTTCTCTGCTGTAATCAACTAACAGTTCTCTTAAATCTTTCAACAGCGTTTTGAATACATCTTTATATTCATCATGCATTCTAAGAGTTCTGATATGTATATCAGCTAAGTGTACTACTTTTTTTATCATATTATGCGTTTTTCATTAAGTTATAATAATGCATCTCAACTAGCTTCTTAGCTTCGTTTTTCATATACATTATTTGTATTTTTTCAAATGACATTTTTTCTTTGTCCCAATATCCAATTCTAATTTGTCTGCACTTTCTTTTAGGAAACTCTAATTCGTACATATAAGCGTACACAGACAACTGTAATGTATAAACTGACCATTGGCATGACTGCATGTGGTCGAATGGCTTAAAAAGCGTCTTATAACCAAATGGGTCAAAGAAATTAAACTCACGGTTTGTCTTCCAGTCCCAAACATCAAAATATACATCATCAATGTCAATAATAAGGTCGGACATACCAGCCAACTCATATTGCTCAGCAAATAGAATTCTTTCTGGCCACATTGCAACACCTTCATCAATATTCAACGCTGTAAATCCTTCAATAACTCTTTGTTCAAACTGACCTTCTTCTGTGTCATCTGGAAAATACCATTTATTAGCCAATAGATATCTTTCAACAATATCATGGACTTTAGAACCATATACGTTAGCTTCATCATTTAACATCTGCCAATATTCTAAAATTTGCAGCTGATTCATCCCAATATAACGTTCTTGTTTAACATTATCAGCTTGGTTAACAATAGCCATAGAAACCGCTTCAGAATCAAAGTGAGGTTCAATAGACGATAATGTAGTTGTAACCGATTTATAAGTTTTACCAGTTACTCTATGATGATATTTATGTTCAATAGGTTCTAGAAATACTGGACCTTCCCATAATTTTGCTTTACTCATAATTTTTAATTTAACACAAATTTACACTAATTTTAGTTAAAATACAAGTATTTATATTAAAAGTTATTATGAAAGAATTTATAAAACGTAAACTTAACGAATCATTAAAAAAAGAAATTTTAAAAGAATCACTTAGAACCCCAGAACCAGTTGAATTAATTGGTGATGAAGAAAGTTATAGAAATATAAACTATAACGATATTGAACTAATTGATTTGGGTAATGACGGTGTTGATTTGATTTTTATTGGTATTAAATTACCAAATGAAAAACAAGTAAATGAAGGTATAGTTTTAGATGTTAAATTGGTAAATGATTTATATTTAATCATCAATCTTTTAATGGACTTTAATCTGCAAGGAAAAGGGTTAGGTTATAAAATTTATGAAAAATTTATATTTGAGTTTGGTCACGCATTTTCTAGTTATGAAAAAAGAGCTAACCAAGAACAAATACCAGCAATTTGGAATAAATTAAAACAAAACTCTAGTTTTGAAGTTTATGATTCCAAAGTAGGTCAATTATGTGTGTTGAAAACAAATGAAGATAAATCAGAAATAATTCAAAAATTTAAAGAATTAGGTTAATTTATAAGAACTTTGTAATAACTGTATCACGCCTTTATACCCCCATTTTTCAAATACTTTAGATGGGTCATAACCTTCTGGACATTTGACCACTTTTACTTTACCTCTTAACTCACCAAAGTTTATTTCATGGTATAATCTAACAGTGTCATCATACGCATCATCATCCATAACAATAACAACATAAGCTTTTGCTTTTTCTTGCAGCAAGTCCAACAATTGTTCTGGTAAGAATTTACCTAATAACGGAATTGAATTAGGTGTAACAATATGGTCTGTCGCACCTTCAACCAGATAGATTGTTGAATCCCAATTTATTTTACCTTCATTGAAGACTATTTCTTGTTTTTCAACATCTGGATTTAGATATTTTAGTTTTGTAAAATCTTTTGGGAACCATCTAGCAATAAAATAATTTAAATCACCATCTGAATTATATGATGGTATAATTACCCTATTAAAAAATTTACCAGTAGTTGTAAAACCTATTTTATAATCTTTGATTATTTCATCTGTAATACCTCTTTCACGTAAATAATTAATGGCTTGCTTATAACGATATTCATCGCCTTTGCATTTAGACAATTCTTTATAACTTTCTGGTAATGTAAGAACAATGTTCTTTTTTTCTTTTTCGGATATGTTTATGTCTGGTTTGATTAATACGTAATCTCGTAAGTTTTTAGGTGTACCGTATCGTTTAAGTAATTTAAAAACAGAACCATACATGTTGTTTTTTTCTTTACAAGCCCAACATTTATAAACTGATTCTTCGTAGTTAACTTCTAAGTTACCTTTACCATCACCCTCTGGCATGTCCTTGTCTTCACCGCATGCTGGACAATCAAAGGCAATTTGCCCCGTTTCCTCATTATATTTTCTATGAGGACCTAAAAAACTTTCTAAAATATATACTAAATATTCATTCACGGTTCAAAATTACAAAATTTATAAACCAATTACAAATATTTTACAAAATTTATTATCTATCCCAAAGATTATTTTTATACATGAACCCTATTCCAGCAACATAAGCATCGGATGTGTCAAATGTTTCTTTTTTAAGTTTGTTGTTTTTGTCATAGAACCAAGTTACTTGTGGTTCTAATTCAGCAACCTTTTCCCAAAGCACATATTTCTTATCAACGTCAAAAGGATATCCACCAAACAACACTGGTTTATTTTTAGCTATTTGTTTTTCGTTTAATGCTGTTCCGTCTTTCTTAAAAGTTCTAATAGCCATTAATTCTGGGAATGAATATTGTCTAGCGTCATAAGATGAAATAAATTCTGGTACAATCCCTAATGTGTCGTATACTGACTTAGAAATCATACCGTTAAATCTTAATAATGTAGCAATTGTATATACGTTGTTTGATTGTAGTAAAGGTTCTTCTATTACTACTCGGTCAATACCTATTTCTCTATATTTAAATAAAAATTCTTTTTCAAATATTTCAATTTTTTTGAATAACTCTTCCATCTTATTTGATGGTTTTGGTTTAACAATAGGTGAAACATGGTGTAACAATTTAAGTTCACCTTTTTTACCTAAGTCTTCAAATAATGCAATACCTATTGTAGATGTCGAAACATCTAACGCTAATAAAAAACTTTGTTTTTCTTTCATGATTTTAATTTTAAATGAATATAAAATTAAAATGAAAAAAATAAAGAGTTATATGGTAATTTTTATTGATAAAGCTAAAAATTGATTAACATTTTTAGTGATTTGTCTATCTGTTTTACCATAAGCAATCAAATTTCCAAAATCATCATATAATCCAACTTCAGTTACTTTTGCAATGTCATCATCAGCAAAATAAATGCTAGTTGACGCACCAAATTCACCTCTTTCAGCTATACATGTGATTATTTGACTTACATTTGTTGATATACTATCAAATGTTAAAGTAGTAGCTGTTATTCCAGAAAATAATGTAGTTCCAGTTGAAGTGATAGCATCAATAATAACTGGGTTAGTAATTGCAATAAACCCTTTATCTAAATAAGCCATACCAACAGCAGTATCTGCTGTCAACGCTATGTTACTATTTGTTTGTAAACTATATGCTCTCTTACCATTATTACTAAATGGTTTATCTAAACCGTAACCAGTAGCCCAACTTAATGATGCATCACTATTAGGTTTTTTAATCGTGTCACTAAATAATGGAGCAACATTTAAACCAAATAAAACAACATTATTTGCGATATCTCTATAACTAGCATCTAATTCATTTACAGTACCATTACCAGATTGTAAAGTACTATATAAAGTATATGTTCCAGCACTAGTAGGTAATACTAATTTAACTGTTTTACCGTCAATTACTTCACCATATGATGCATTGTTGATTCCGATGAATAACACTTTGTTAGTAGCAAAACCACTAAAACAAGTGTCTGAATAACCACCATTTGCTGCTGTAACACCAGTATAATTAATATCCGATGTTGAGTCTAATGGTAAATTAAAAGAACCAAATAAATTAACTAATGGGTCTGAATTAACATTATTTCTATTTACTAAGTTATATGTTAAGTTATTACCACTTATTGTAACTGAACCGTTATTTGCTGTTTCAGTTAAAATATTTATAGATTCTGGTGAAACTGGTTTAGTTAAATCACCATTTTGATTTACAACTAAAAAGCTTTTTATCCCTACAAATTGAGGGGTACTGTTGCTAATTGTATTCGCAAAACCTATCTCACCGTTTATTGAAGGTACTTGACCAGATGATAAAGTTAAACTACTATAGTAATTAGCGTCAGAGTCACCTAAACTGAAAAACTTAATTAAATTATTGTTAGTAGACACTAATTTTTGTCTACCTATTGGCGTTAACTTAGCTGTTAATGTTACCGATGTTGCTGAACTGTTAAATCCCATTTTTAGAAGTCAATTGATAATTCTAATGTTATTGTATTGTTATTGGCTAAAGCAACTGGTGTGCTTAATTTACCAATACAAACTAGATTCTTATCTGAATCATAAATACCCACTTCACTTACTTTAATATTTGATGGGTTTGTAGTTACATCACTACTTCTTGTTATATTTGTTGTTGAATTAAATTGGCTAGAATTAACTCTTATGTCAAAAATAGTTTTAAATATAGTAGCACCAATATGTGTGTTCAAATTACCGTAGAAAAATCTTTCATCACCAAATTGTAAATTATTTGGTGTTATGTTTGGAACATAACTAATTAAATTATCCAATACAAATGTAGTTGATGATGCGTCTTTAATTAAGTCTAATACAAACCCATTTGTTAATGGAGTTTGAGTTTCTAATAAAGTTGGGCTAATTGTTTGTCCAGAAACACCAGTAATTGCTGTTGATGTGTAATCTAATTGTTTCCATAATGCTGGGTCTGGTCTATCTGTGATGTTTGTTACTTTTTGATATAATAATTTAAAATTATATGCGTAGAAACCATAACCATCATAACCAACACTTTCAATTTTTCTCATGTAAGGTAAAAAATCTGTATTGTTGATGATAAATTGAATATCTTTTGCTGCTGATGTCGTATTTGTTATTTTAATGTATTTTTGACATGGTAACGCTGAAGTGAAACCAGATGTTACACCTAGATTATCTAACGTATAAGTTAAATACATTGTTTCATTAACACCTAACACACCAGTAGATGTACCACCAGATGGTGCTGATAATGTTGCTTTTAATTCTGGTAATGTCCAGTTTCTGTTTGATTTATAAGACATAGCAGCAACTATTTCATCGTCATGGATTACAACTGTTTTAAGTTGTGGGAAAATCTTACCAACAACCAAAGGTGTTTCAGCTGAAGGGATTCTTGTCGGGTCTTCAATTAAATCAATATATTGTAAATCAGTATCCATTACTTTTGTTGAACCGCTAGCAATAAATCTCATACCCATTTCAGTTCCAAAACCAGAAGCAAAATCTCTTCTATGATACATTAAATCTGGTAAATCTATATAAAGGTATTTGTTGTTTGCTGTATCAGTATAGAAGAATTCACCATAAATACTAGATACCATGTTGTTTGTATAATGAAGTATTGATATAGATTTAACTACATCGTCAACTGAACTTAAACCTGGGGTATCACATGCTTGAGTTGTTAATTGTGATGCTGAAGCGTTAGAAACACAAGCCAAACCAAAATAAGGATATTTACTACCTAAGTATGGATAAGAACCATATTTAGTATAATCTTCATATAATTTAGTTGTTGTTAAACCAGTAACACCAGCTAACGTTTCACACCATACATTGTTCATATTCCAAACTGGAACTTCTTCACAATTAATTGGACATAAAGAATCAAATGATAATGTATTTGAATCCCAATATGCTGTTTGTGAATCAGCACCAAATGTGTTGTTAACTTCACCGCCACCATAAACAAAAACTTGTGAATAACCACTAAAGTTACTTAAATTAAAGTTTGGTAATTTTCTATCTAAATCAACATAATATCCAGTTGATGAAGCGGACATACTTTGAATCTTGTACCATAAGTTTTGTAATGGTTTGTCGTTACTATTTGCTGTTAACGTACCACCAGATAAAGATGCTTTATATGAACTATATTTAATCAAAACATAATCACCAGTAGTTATTCCAGTTGTGTTGATAAATAATTTAGTTGTTCCACTAAATATAGAACTACCAACTGCGGTAGGTGAATTATATGAAGTATATTTAACATATGTCGAACCAGTTTTGGTGTTAAAAGTACCTCCAGTGTAATCAAAGAAACCTTTTGTATCTGCTTGGTTATTAACAACTGACCTAACAACACTAATTATTGAACTATCAACAACTTGTAAAGGGTCTGTTGTGGTTGAAGGTAGAACAAACGATTTCAAATTAGGTTGTTTATCAAATGGTCTAAAAATAACACTAGTTGCTGATAACGTTACATTTGTTGGGTTAGCATCAACTATGGCTTCTCTAGCGTAATTTATTTCTGAATCACCTATAGCCCAATAAGAAAAATTAAGTTTACCTAATGCTAGTTGTGTTCTCCCTATTTCAGTTAATTTGATTGAAACGAATGGACTTGTACTTTTTATAATATATGACATATTATTTTATATTTTGTTTTTTATTATATCTTCTTTTATTTTAATTATAAATATTCAATAGTAAATAATATTAATACGAATTTACAGAATTAGTTGTTATTTTTATAGGAATTGTATCACTATAAGCAACATCATTTACTTCTGTACCACATATGGTAACATATTTCTTATTATTTTTGACTCTATAAAAATATTGTGTTCCAACACTACCAGTAACTGTAAAGCTATTTGAATACACTCCTACATTTTGAATATAGTTAGTAGTTCCAGTAAAGTATAAAGAACTAAATCCACTATCATTACCTACTTCTAATGTAAAATTACCATTATTTGTTTGTGGTGTTGGTGATACTGTCCAATTTACCGTTACTAAATTAGTATTTATACCATTTGAATATTGCAGCAATGGAAAATAAACCAATGTTATTATATCATCTTCATAGATATCACCTTCTAATATTATACGTTTAGGGTTACTAGTTGATTTATAATAATCAACATTATCAGCTAATGTCGCACCATTTATCATTACAATTATTTTTGATAATGAATCTGGGTTAACTGATGTATAAACTTCGTATTTGCTTGTTGTTGTGTTGTAATAATATTTGTTACTACCTTCACCATTTGTAGGACCACTAGGTATAGTCCCAACAACATCAATATAATCAATAGTTAACGCAGCTGATGATGTAGGTACATATATTAATGTTACAATATCATCAACAACCGTTGCTGCACTTAAAGTGATAACATTTGCACTATATATGTAATCATAATCCCTAGCTAAACTTAAACCATTTAAAGTAACAACAAAATCACCATTAGGATTATTAGGTAATAATATTTGTGTTGTATTTGGTTCTGGTAATATTACAGACTGGTATAATGAATTAACTGGGATACCTTGTCCAGCATTAAATAATGTTGGTGTAGCTGCTGATGTAAATGCTAAGAAATAATAATCTAAATTATTGTAAATACCATATTCATTACCAAACAAATAAAAAGATGTGTCTATTTTCTTACCTAATCTTTTTAAATAATCTGTGCATGCACTATATTCAAAAAATCCTTTTACTAAGTATTCACCATCCAATGTTAGACCACTAGTTGGTACATATTGTGTTGTTGTATTTGTCGCACTAAAAGCTGAATAATTAATAAGTTCTGATGAAAATATTGGTGTTGTTGTAAACCCAGAAAACACATCTTCATACTTGTAAATTGAAAACTTAAATAAAGCATCAGTATCAATAAAAGTTTGTGTGTTTCCAGTAAACCCAAATGTTAAAGTTATAGGTTGTGTTGAACCAGTGATTATTTGAGTACTAGCAGACATAGTTGTTCCAGTACAATCAATTTTTGTTGCACCAGTCATATTAAATAAAGGTGTTTGAAAAATACAGATATCTGAACTCATGTTGACATTATAGTCTTTTTTGTTTCTTAGTCCAGAATGTGGTGTCTGTGAATATATTCTTTCTTGGTATCTCATTAGTAACTTATTTCAATATCTTTAATTTCAACATCATACTGGTTTTTTAACCCATATATGTTAGGGGTGTTAGCTCTACTAGTATTTTGAATTTTAGAGAAATTTTGTAAAAAAGCTGTAAATCCATATATACTCACAAAATCTTCACCTTGAATGTCACATACAATATTTTTAACTAAACTAACCGAACCAGTATATTCAGTTACAACTTCACCAACTATATTTTTTAATAATATCAACATAACTATAAATATTCTTTATTAATAAAAACTAAGACCTATTATAAAAATAATCCCAACTCACACCATTATTATTGGTATTACTATCTTTTACAGTACCTCTAAACTCAGAACCAATATCGATTCTTTTCATATAAATACCACAACATTTAGTTGTCACTTGTTTTTCATTGGTTATTGTTGTGATATCTGAACACGTATCAAAATCGTATGCTTGTACTTCACAATTTGTATCTAAAAGAAAAACAATTTCTTTTTGTAATTCTTTATTTTTTTTAAATGCATCCATATAAGCATTCCATTCAGAATGACCGCATTGGTCAAAACTTCCGTTTCTCAATGCTGTTTCTAAATCAGCTAATGCTTGTCTTAATGGTCCTAATGGTTCGTAATCGATAAATACAAACCATTCATCATATAAAGCAGTTATTCTATCTTTACATTCTGACGCTGCAAAATTTCCAATTTTACTCAAATAATATTCATTAAACATTTTACTATTATAGTCAATTATTGCCCTAAATGTTGTGAAAACATCTTCCCATTGTGTAGGTGTTGTTTTTGTCATGTTTGAACCACAAACACCAGCATTGTATAAATCTTCTATATCAAAAAAGTACATAATTATAAATTTATTTAATTAATGTTATAATCTTTAAATAACTCATCATCAAAATTACCGTTTTCATCAAAAGCGTCTGTTATAGGTCCTTGAGTTAAGACAATGAAATTTTTAAAACTACACATTGCAATTTTCATTTTTTCTTCAAAATTGTTAACTTTTTGTGTTAAATCAGCTATTTCAAAACTAGTACCATAATTAGCTGTAAATGTAATTCCAGAAACTGCTTCTGTGTATGGATTAAAAATACCCCAAGTTTCAACACTAGTACCAGTTCTACAATCGTTACCACCACTCCAAGTAGTTATTAGATAATCTTTATATTGCTCGTATGTTCCACCCCATGCAAGTGATGGGTTAACCCCTTCGTTACTAAATGGCTCTTCAGAATATAGAATTTCTTGCCAATTTAATGTTTTACCATAATCATAATAATACCTACATAATTTATAAGTATAATATAATTCAATACTGCTTTTGACCCAGTCTGTAATTTTTAATTGAAAATCTAAATAAGCAACTTTAAAATCTGGTGTGCAACCAAAATCTGGTTCTGTAGGGTTTACTCCATCTTGAGGTGCTTCAGCGGCCATTGTCGCTAAATACATTTCACTAGCAGCTTTTAAAAAAGCATCACGGGTTGCCCTATAAGTTGCAAAAGAATCATCCATAAAGAAGCCTGGTCCTCCACCACAACCGTGTTGATTTCTGGAAGCTCCATAATTATACCATGTTTGAGAAGAATCTTGAAACAGATTCTTGCTGTAATAATCTACTAAATCAAAAAAATACATAATTGTTTGTTTTTATATAAATATTATATTGTATACTCTTCAAATGTGTCGTTATCTATTGCCTTCATTAACGCTTTAAGGCTACCCATATATTTTCTTAATGAATTGTTTTGATTATAATAATATGAATCATTCCAATCATTATATTGTGGGTGTACTATTGTGAAATTAACACTTGTATTAATATTTGTTGATGGGTTAGCTGAAAAACAACTATATGTTGTTGCACCAGTATAAGGTGATTCCGATTGAGAAGTAATTAAAGACCCATCTGTAGCATAACTAGACCACGCATCTTTATAACTAGTACATGTAAAATTACCTTCTGTTTTATTATCTACACATCTAGATTCCCATACTTTTTCAGTAAAACATGATTGATTAGCATATTTTACCCAATCAATTCTGTATTGCAACCAATTTGGTAGTAACTGATTATAATAAATGTTTCTAGCTAAAGTATTTGTTGAATTACCAATATTAACGGTTGTTGCTGTAAACCATCTATGCACATAATTTATGTGTGCATCTGCTGTAGCGTTTGCAGTGCTTGCCATATCCCCATAAGCAGTAAAATGTTGTGGTCTACCACAATAGTTTATACCACCGCCACCACTACCACCTTTCAAATCAGCGTTAAACTGATTTATAGTCGTACCAGCATAATCTTCTATGTCAAAAAAATACATATCTTATAAATTTTATTAATATATTATTGTTGTTGCAGTAAACCCAGATAACGTATGGGTACTTGCAGTTATTGTATATTTAGGTGGTAAATTAGCACCGTTTGTTGCAATTAACTCTGTAATTGTATTAACCGTATTGGCAGAAACATCACTCATTGACCAGTTTCTAGTACCATCACTAAATAAATACTCATTAGCCCATAACATTGGTTTTATAGATAAAACCAAGTTTCTTTTTTTAGCCATTGAATTTTGTTTTTGTAGTCTTCTTTGGATGAAAATTTGGTCTTCAATAAAATCATGTAATCCAGTACTCCAACTGTTTAATATTGGGTCCCACGCATAATCTACATGTGATGAAGAGGTACCAACACATATTAAATCACCTTTAGTTGCACCAGTTGGTAATTCACTAACAGTTGATACTGCACTTAAATATTTTACATCACTAACACCACTTAATAAACTACTTAAAGGGATTCCATGTGTTGGGTAATTAACCGTATTCCACTCTGTATATGCTGAAGCTCTAGACCACCATGTGTATTTAATACGTCTCATAGTACCCTTTGAATAGTATTTACTAAGATTAGTGATAGGTTGTATTGGTTGATTATAATCAACAGATGGGAAATCTGATTTTTTAAACCCTAAATACATACCATCAATTATGTCACTTATTTTACCTTCTTGCTCTTCATAATACTCTCTATATTCTTGACTAGTATAGCCAAAGTCAATTCCGTTTGGTCCATTATTTGGGGTTAATGAATTAATTGATGAAAAATTACATGTTGTTGCCGTGTAATATAATAAATCAATATCTGAACCGCTTGGCATATTATTTAAATCATCCATTAAATCTAAATTCCTAAAGTTTATATATGCTGGTGCTGGTGGTTCAGCGTCACAACTAAATTCACTAAATTGGTTTCTCTTAGTTAAACATAAATCATTTGTAGTTTCACAATCAACTGTTATTTTATAATCACAAGGTAAACATTTACCATTTGTTTCTATAATTTGTTTACCAGTTACTGGTGTTGCATTTTGCATAACCCATTTTTTAAATGGATGTAGTAGTAAATAATTACTAGCCCATGTAAATGGTTTTAAAGATAATCTAAGTTCGTTCCATGCTTTTAACCAAGCGTCACGGTTTGCTCTATAGGTGGTTTTATAATCTTCAAAATCACCACTCCATCCAGTCACCCATTGTTGTGTTTGTGGGTCCCAGATATAATCTAAATCATCTGATTCTGAATAATGTACGTCTCCAGGTTGACCAATTAAAGGTAATTCAGCTGGGCTTGACACAGCTTTCCTCCAAGTAAGCTGGTCAGTATATGCTGAAAGAACCATACCCATAGAAATTGGTGTGCCTGGACTTCCATACCATAATGTGTTTAAAGATATTTTAGCTGGGTAATATGTGTGTGTTTTTTTAGGTACACCTTTATCGAAGAAGTTCCATGGCCATGTGTGTGGTTGATTAAATCTTGGTGATGTAGGTAGTACCATTTTTTTAAATGTGTCTTTGTTTGGTCCTTCGGCTATGCCATTGATGTTTAATTCGTCTGCAACTTCATCATAACAATACCCTAAACTCATTTCTTCTTGGAAAGTAGTTCCAGTATTGTAAAATGTATCATATGTATCCCTAACATCAGCCATATAATTATCTAAATCACTAGGGTAATCTATATATGAATCAATAACAGATTGTAAACTAGAATAATTACAAAAATTACAAATTGAGTCTGAGCTACCCCAAGAATTAAGTTCTGATGATGTAGGTATACCTCTGATATCATCCATTAAATCAAATCTTGTTATTGTTGTTATCCCTTCATTACAATCACCAGATTCACATTCGCTACCACAAGTTGAATAGAATTTTTCGATTTGTGCATAAACACATTCATTTAAGAAATCCCATGAAGTATTACTAGGGTCTTTAAAACCATCAATGCATGTCGTTAAATTACCAGTTTTGTATTGGAATTTTTGTTGGTCAAATAATGTATTACCATAAATAATTGTGTTACCCCATATTGTTGTTGACGGAATGACTTGTTCAACAATATCTGTCCAGTAATTACCGACCATATCTGTTAAACTTCTCATCTTGTCATATGTATACGCTAAACTTAGATTTGTTGTGTATAATGATGAATGTAAGTATTTGTCATAGAATGCTCTTAACGTTGCATATTTTGAAATAGTTTTTCTATTCTTAACATCAATCATTTCAGATGAAATAATTTCCTTAAAATTAACATCAGATGAAATGTTAGCTAAATTAGTTGATGTCAATGAGTCATATGAAACACAGTCAGAACCACAACCACATGTGTCAATTGTTGTACCAGTCGTTGCTGAAATAACATTTCTACTAATAGATGTACATACTGGTGTTCCACCACTACAATTATTTAATGAATAACCAGATGGACATGAATAACCATTTGAAACGCTTAATAAGAATTGACTACCAATCATTTGTTTAGTAGAGAAAATTAAACCAGTTGTTCCAGTTGTTGTTGACGCAGTTAATGTATCTAAACTATCTGGGTTATAAATTTCGGCAACAAATGCTGCTTGACTACCAGCGTTATATCCTTCAACTTCTATTATTGTAGGACCAGAAGGTATACTAATAGGAAATACATGTAAATAATTAAAGTTTCTTGCGTTAGTTTGGTTAAAATTAACAATTAATTCACCGTTTATTTTAAATCTAAGCCAGTTATCTGAAGCCAACCCTAAATAATAAACTTTTGGTTCTAGTATATCAATACAAACAGTAAACCCTATCCATTCATATTCTGGATAGTTTGTACTACTACCACTAGGATTAGCTAAGTATGTTCCCCATACACCAGCATCATTTAATCTACCATCGGAATAGTTACCAGCATTATTAGACCAAAATGTATTTCCAGTACTAACTAATTTTTGTACTGATACAGTAGTACCAGAACTATCAGTAACTGTACTAGATGGTAAGGTTAATGGATATATAAAGTTATCAATGTTTTCATAAAATCTAGCACCAAAATTATTATATGATGTAACTTTTTGTCCAGTATAAGCAGTAAACATTGTTCCACTAAATGTTGCAGCAATTGTTGATGATGAATAACAACTATCATTTGAAGGTGATGTATTATAACCATTAGGACAACTAAATGCTATTACATTTTGATTACATAAACCACTATAAACATTTAATATATCATTATTATCATTAATATAACACCATACATCAGTTTCTATTGCTGATGCAATGTTCATGTTTAAGTCAATCTCTTTTGTGTTGATTACTAATCTTTCATCTAATACTTCATAATCAGTATTTCTAATTGACGTACCACCAGTTGGATTTGAAATAACAAATTCTCTATTTACATATGTTGTGTTGCTAACCCAAGATTTTTTATTATCAACAATTCTTGTTAAATTAAAACCTGGTGATTGCGTCAATGTAACAAAACCTTCAGTACCGTTAACACATTCCTTATTAAGTTTAATGTTATCTAACATCACACAAATATCACTACATGTATTGTTAACTTTAAGTGATATTTTTATCTTTTTGTTTTTGATTGATTCTAATATGTTCTCATCATCAATTACTTCGCTATAATTTAACCAATTAGATGACATTATCTTTTGAGATAATGAACCTTTAAACGTTTCTATTTCAGCTTTTTCGTAACCAGATTGATTATATAAACTTTTTAGAATCATATCTCTAGTAAACCTACATGACGAAACATTACATAAATCACCATTTGGTGTTGTTCTACCTTCACATTCAAACATATAGAAACCTAGTGGTGCTGAAGGACCATATAAATTGTATTTTTCAAATATCAATGGTACACATTCATCTTTTTCAGCCCAAACCAATTCATCTTCATCTGGTTTACCACAAACATAAAAACCACTATCGTTTTGTTTTTCTAATAAATATTCATATAAATTACCAGTACCAATAGTTGGGAATAATGGGAATTCATATACTGTTGTTAGTGAACCATCAGATTCAACTACGTCTAATGTAAAACTAACGTCTAACGTTTCTAAGACATCAGTTATTGTTTTACATGTCGTAGTTTCAGTTGTTGTCTGTTGTGCTAGTAGAGTTGTTAATTGAGCATTTAAAAGTTCTAATTGTGTGTTACAATTAGTTTGTTCTGTAATTTTGGTGTCAAGTCTTTGTTTAATTATAGATTTTGTTGTAAAAGCTGTTGTACATTCAGTTAAATATATTTGTCCGTTTGTTTCTTGTAATTTATACAATGTTGCAACTTGTTGACAAGTATATGATGTAGAATCACCTCTTGTGAATTTTTCATAGTTAACTGGTCCTAATATTTTTTGCCATTCAGCTAAACCGTTTGGTTCTGAAATACAAAAAGTTTTTGAACTAGTATTTGCTGCTGTTCTACCATATTGATAAAAAGCAAAAGGAGTTGTACTAGAAATGTCACCAAACCCAGTATTGTTAAAGTTATTTGAAACAACTTTAACTGGTGTTATTGGATTCCTATAAGGTTTGTTCGCAAAATTATATGTTGTAGTTCTAGTGTAAGGGTCACTAAACCAAATTGGGGTTTCTCCCCAGTCTGGTAAATATGGTGAAGGTATGTACCCTCCGTCTACTACTTCTGGGTAATATCCACCTCTTCCACCTCTTCCGCTGCCAGTAGTTGTAGTTGTTCCACCTCCAGTTGTCCCACCATTAGTTGTAGTTGTTGTAGTGGTTGTTGTGGTTGTTGTCGTTTCGGTATTAAGTGGACAATTTAAGGTTATTGATTTTGATAACGAAAGGCCTTTTGAATCTGTTACAGTAAACCACGCTATTTGTGATAATGTATAATTAAAATTAGGTTCGCCTTGAGAACCACTAGTATAATTGTTACCACCAAAGTTTTCGGTATCTAAAGGATAATTAAATATATTAAGAGTATTATTTGGTATATTTACTTCAAATACTTTTCCAATAATCGAATCTTCTTTGGTTAAAGCTGGACGAATATTATATTTGTAAGGTGGTGTACCACCTTGTATGTTACTAATTAGAGTTCTATAACCTTTTTTACCAACACCTTCATTTACGCATGTATATGACACATTAAAACTTAATGGTGAAACATTATTAGTCTGTGGGGTTATGTAACTATTAAAATTTTCGCAAGTCACTGAATAAGAAGTGTTGCTAAATTCAGTAGTTAACGTAGTAATTTCTTGTCTAATAGTTTCACATTTAGTTTCTTGTACTGCTATTTCTTGTCTTAATATATTAATTTCACTTGTTGAATCACCTTGTGGGTCAAATGCGTTTACCATTAATTGTTGTAACTTAGCACAATCTAATTTAAATAAATAATCAAATTCTACATTTAACGTACAATCAATATCATTAGTACCCACATTAAAAATGTTACCATCATTCCCTTTAGGGTTAAGTACTATTTTAAATGTTGTTGCACATGAATCTGTTGGCGGTGCTACTGGTTTAGTTCTACATGTTTGTGTATTATCATCCCATGTTGCTTTTGTACCAGCTGGTAAATTGAAATAACTTTTACCAGTTTTTTCAACACTCATTTTTTCAATTTGAGGTACTATATATTGAGTAAATTGCTGCTCACAACAAAACTTACCTAAATAGTTTGTTGAATAATTAAGAATTTTCTTTTCTTCTCTAGTATATAAAGAATTAATAAAAATTTGAATTTCACCTTCTGGTGTTATATCGATTATTTCGTGTTTAAGCGTTAACCCATCATAAGTATTATTTTTTAAAAAATAATCATGTTGTTGTTTGTTAAAATTTACTGCTACATTTTTTAATAAAGTATCACGATTAGCTCTACATGTAGATGAACCATCTTCCCTATCATAACCAATTGGTTGTGCTATCTCAAATAAATATCCCATTTTAATTATTCATATAAACTTTTTGTTAGTGTTAAAGGTTCGCAACAACCTATTTCACCTTTAATTTTTCCCTCTATATACTGATACATATAACCTTCTAAACCTAAATTTAAATCTGCTATACCAGCATTTGTTAATTTACACCCAAACCCTTCAATGTTAGTGTAAGGGTCTTTTATTTTTGTTGATATTGTATAATATGTTGGACAATGTGACCCATCTGGGGTTACTAATGCTAATCTACCATCACCATAAAAACTTTTAAATGTTAAAAATTTATTGGTAGACCCAATTGGAACTATAGTTGGTTGCAATATATCGCCTCTAGAGTAAGAATCACCAACTCTATCATATATAACTTCCCTCATACTCCATTTACATGCTGCTGTACACCCACATTTATTATTACCACAACAAATATTACCACTAGTCATCATGTTTAAAGATGTTGGTGAATCTATACCTTCTTCATATTGACTTTCAAAGAACATTGATGTACCACCAATAGTTTTACAACATTCTTTATCAATAAAAATGCTGCTATAATTAGCACTAGTATCATTTTTTATTGGTACACCTTTTGCGTCTCTTTCATACAATTCAAACACATAAATACCAGTTGGTGCGTCAAGTTGTTTACTTATTATATTATCACAAGTTAAAGTGGTTGAACCAGCTTTAGTTACACAAACATTCAAAGCATCATCATCCCCTTCACATGGACATCCACAAACACTAACTGTTTGTGTTGGCATTGGGTCTGGAATAACCTCGGCAGTGTAAACATAACAGCTATCTAAATCGTTACCAGCATCATCAACTATATCAATATATGTTTGACCATTATAACCATTAATAAGTCCTAAATTGTAATTTGTAAATAGATTACTAGTATTACTAACTCTAGCTGTTGTACTAACAGTTACTGTTGAAAAATTAGGTATTAGTGTTCTGAATTGGTTAATGTATTTAGAACCTCCATCGTATGGTCCTACGTGAGGGTTATTACCTAATAATATATCTATGTCGGCCATTTGACCACCAGTCTGTCTATACCATAACCCATAATTTTGGTAATACATTTCATCAGAGTTAGGTAAAGGTTTTGGATACCCATCAGTGTCAACTGGATATAAACTAGGGTCAGTATCTAATCCATTTGCATCTAAAACTTCCAAAAATAAATCAATATCAATTGGACCATCAGCTAAATAAATGTATTCGTTAAATGTTATTAAACCATTAGGTATACCTAAAAACTTTAATAAAAATTCAACTGACTTTCTAGCACCTTTTGCTTTCCATATCCATGGTGAGTTTAATATTAATCTTCTCCATAGTTCAATATCAACTTCAGAAGGAGTCATACCAATTGATTGACCAGCGTAGCTAGACTTTTCACTTTTAGTGAAAGTTTCTAATAAGTCATCACCTAAGACAGATGTTATTAATTCCCACCCTAAAACTCTTGCCAAATCTTTTAAATATTTATCTGGCATGTTGTTCTTTTTGTTGTATGTAACAACATGTGCAAATGAGATACCTTTGATGAATTTATTTATATCATCAAAAGACCTACCATAAATGTTTAAAGTTTTTGTTACTTTTTGTCCAGTAGTTGTGTCTTGATGTAATTCATCTAAACGTACTGGTAAAGTATCAAAACTAGAAATTGATTCAGAAACTAAAAATCTAGTCATTAAACTTGTTTCATTTGCGTCAAATTCATTAACCATTTCTAATATGTCTGTGACATAATTTTCATAATCAACACTGTTAAATTCTAAATTATAACCATCTTTTACTGGCCATGTTAAAGTTTTAGTTTGTGTTATTAAATTACCAGTTTCTGATTTTTGTGGATATTCAAATGTTATTGTGTATTTTGGTATTGTTGTTAAGTTTAATAAAACTTTTTTTAATCCGTCTAATGTATTGAAAAATAAATTTGTTGCAGCACTTTTTGGTTTAATGTGATAAGTTAGCGTTTGACTTACACTATTACCAAATGGGTCACCAACAACTGTTAAATAAATATAATCATTCTCAACATCATTAGAACCAATAAATTCTACTAAATTGTATTCAGTGTCATTAATGAATACACAATATTCTAAATAATTAATGACTAAATCTCTAAGTTTATTACTTTCGTTGTATGTATTAAGCAATGTTCCAGTTTGAACATAATTAATATCATATTTATTTATTAACGCACCAGTACTTACTTTAAAAGTTGCTAAATTTGTTAATATATCGTATGAATAATCTTCATAAGTATTTGTTAAAATACTAATAGAAGGATTAATAGCGTTTACGTAGATTGACGCTGGCCATGAAGTTATTATATCTTCTAAAGTAACCCTAAAATATTCACTCATTGACCCAAATAACGCATGATTTTTAAGGTTCGTAGAATCTAGTCTTAAAATTGTTTTTGCGTTAGCTTTAACGATTTCTTGGAATTGAGTATCGTTAGGAGTTAATTCATCAATAGAATAAAACTTTGAGAAATTATTTGTGATGTAGTTTTTTGTTACTTTAGGGTCTAAGTTTGTTGTCACACTAAAGTTACCCATAGTGAATAAAGTGTTACCCCCATTATTGGTTAACTGTAAACCAACTAGGTCTGGACTGAATTCAGTGTATTCTATATTTCTATTATAGATTGTTTTTTTAGAATACCCAGGTACTTTAATTTTTTTAGCCATTTATCAATTTAATTTTTAAATAGTTGTAATATTTGAAAATGCTTTTGAAAAATCAATAACATTTCGTTGCTCTCTAACTTCAAACAATTGTTTACCACTAAATTGGTCTTTAATTTCATACAAGTTGTATTGTTTATAAATATTGTTACTAAAGTTATATATAGTATAAATACCATCTTCAAGACTTTTTGTTTGATTACCATATAGTGCATATGCTAAAGTTTCAAAATCGTGTTCAACCATTTCAACTTCAATCATAATAGGGTTAAAAAACGTATTAGTTATAATAACTTGTTGATTAGGCTGCCCTATAAATGGTGTTGCATTAGGCTTAACATTTGGTGCTGATGAAGGTGTTAAAGTACAAAACGTTAAACTAGAATTATCATTTAAACGATATCTAATCGCTTTTTGATTTGAGTTAGTTAAATTTTGGTTAACTGGTTCAGCTCTGTTATTAGATGTAATAACTCTATAAAAATTATTTATTTTAGCGTCAGTTGTTGATGATGTAGTATTTAAATATTCGATTCTATAACCACTTAAACCGTTGTTCTCAAATTTATTAGCAAATTCAGTTGGTACACTAGAAAGGTCAAATAAAACACCTTTAATGTCTGGGTATGCTGATAGTACACCTACATCAACTATTTTAACTCTAATCTCAGCTGGTTTAATTACAATAGTGTAAAAACCTTTTGCTGAAAAATCAGATACTGGTAATTTTAATGTATACACCCCACCAAAAATTTCAAAAGATGTTACATCTGACAATCCTTTGTTAGGGTTGTCAACTTTTTGTAAAACGTCAACTGAATTTAATTTAGTAAATGTAGGGTCATCATTTTTATCTCTGCTTGGAGTGAAATGATAAAATATTTCAACATCTTCTGGTGAAATATCAGCTGGTCTTATTGTTCCGTATGTTCCAGTAGCCATATTACTTTTTTATTTGTTTTTTTATTTCTTTAACCATAAAATTAATTTCATAGTTAGATAATTTATTTATTTCATATAAAGGTAACAACAAATGGTATGAAAGTAACCATTTATCATTAATTTCTTTTTTTTTTTGTGTTATATTTTATTGTCTTGTAACTTTAAAATAACCTCCATTATAAGTTGCAACATCACCTAATGATTTTATTTCAGCCAATCTTAAATGATTCTCAAAGACATTATTAATACCTCTTTCTATAAATACATCGTCATACACTTCTGGAACAGAAATAATGCCTAATAAATATTCTTCTTTTGTTAAACCACTAAATGAAATATTAGTTGTGTTGAATCCTTCACCAATATAGTTAACAATTGTTAACGGTATTGTCATTGGTTTATCATCTATTGTAACAAACCTAGTTTGACCAGTGTATTCAACATATCTTAACCCAGTTGTTTGTGTTTGGGTTCCTAAATTAGCATCATTAACAGTATCTAACACATATATTTTTGGTTCTGCATAACTTTTAATTCTGTCAACACCAATTACTTGGTCGCCTTTATAATTTGTATAGGTTTCTTTATTTATATCGAAACCAGTTCTATAAGGTAAATTTCTATCGTATGATTTTAAATCTTCAACTTTACTTTCTGTCATACCAGTAATAGCAGCGTTGACGTAATTATAATAATCTTTTTCAGTACTTGTTGGGTATCTTAAAACGTATGATAAATTATATGGCGTATTTAAATTATTAAATATAGGGTTAGGTTTATTTTTCATAAACGGAAACGATATGTTTAACTTACTTAATTTATCTTTCAAAATAGTGTAATCAACTGATGAATTAGTTTTATCATATGTCACAAAATCAATATCTGTGAATAATCCCATATCATCCATTGTTTGTGTTAAAATTATTTTAACAAAAAATGTTGATGCAGTCATTGCACCCCATGTTTTAGATTTATCAGCTCTATCAGTATACTCTTCTAAATTTATTGTTCTTTTAATAACTTCCATTACAATGCGTTTATTTGATATAAATTAACAATTACGGTTTCATTGTTATAACTTACATTATTGTTAGGTAAAGCTGTTCCATTCCCTTGATAAGTTGAATCAATATAATACTTAAAACCAGTGTTGGTTCTTATTATTTTATATTTAGTATATAATTCTTTAACTAACTTATCTATATATTGTGGTGAGTTTTTAACCATCATATTCAAAGTTTTACCGTTTTTAGCATTTTTAAAAACAGCTTTCATATATAAATCTTTTGATTCATTGATGGCAATTTGATTTTTAAAATCATAAATAAAATAACCATTTGATATACCGTTTTTAACAACCAATGGATTTGTTAAAATAAACTTAACTTGTATTTGATTTGCTGGTTTAACTCTACCATCTTTATCAAAATCAATACTATTTAAAAGACAATTAATATTTATTTTATTTACTAATCTTTGCGTCAACGGATTGTCTGTGTCATAAAATAATAAATCAACAGAACTATAAATAAAACTATTTTTTCTATTACTTAATTCTTCGTTTGTAAAATTAATATCGCTATAAAAACTAGAATAAGAATTGCTGCTATTTAAAAAGTTAAAATTATAAATTACTGTATTTATTGGGTTACCATTACTATTAACTGGTGAAAATCTAGTTTTTTCGTAATCAGAAATTGGGTTGATGGAAGTTTCTACTTGTTCTTTAACAAATATTTCTTCAATTACCTCGTAATTATCAACTATTTGAAATTCGGTTTGAGCTGGTATAGGTAAATAAAAATAATTAGAACCTAAACTCTTACTGTTTATTGTAAATTTTTTAACATACATCTTCTGTTGGTGTGGTATTATATTTATCTGTTATTCTATTACCTAAATAGTCTGAAGGAAATTTTGTCCATAATAATTTCCATATACCAAAAGGGTCTTGTCTTTTTACTTTAAACATATAATTGTTATACAAGTAATGAGAACCGTTTAAAAATGGATAATCAATTGCTATTTCGTCACTATCGTTTTGGCCAATATCTAACATGTCTCTCCATATAATTCTACCATCACCTAAATTTATTGCGTAACTTGGTATATCAACTGTAAATTCATCACCTTGTTCAACATAATTAGAAAAACGTCTAATCACAGTTTGATAGTGGGCTCTATAGTAATAACCTTCATGTCTTGGCCCTAAATCAATTGTAGTTGTTGCTTGTCCAGATGTTTTTGTTGTTTTTTCATTTATATAACTTAAAGTAGAAGGGGTTTCTCTATTTAACGTGTTGAATCGATAAAATACTTCTTCTAAACGTGTTTCATTCAATGTTTTTTTATTGTATTCAACTAAATCACCATAATACTCATTGTTACCTTGTGAAGAATTGTTGTTATCTATTTGTACAGTCGATTCTAAGGGCTTAAATGAAGTAAATGGTATGGTAACACCATTATGAATTTTTTGTATCACTGGAACGTTTAAAATGTGTTGTTGAATATTATTTGAATCGTAAATAGAAAAGTAAGGTAATTCCAATCCAGATGAAACTCTAGAAAATAAATTGTTGCTGCTAGTTTTAACTATTGTTAAAAATAACTCGCTTAATGGTCTACCTAGATTATCTTTTAATTCTGCAACATCAATATCTTCATTAAAAATAAATTGTTGTAATCTGTCATTAAATAAGTTTTGAGAAAAACTAGCATTATATATATCGTAATCATCTGTTTCAATAGTGATTGTTGATTTAGTTTTTATCTTTTTAAATTTCCTAAAATAATAAACACATTCTTCATCATCCATAATTTTTTTAAACCTAGAGTTAGGTGTTAATGTTCCAGTTGACGCAACTTCTAACACAAAACAATAATCTTTTAAATTATTTGTTGTGTCACCTAATGAATATACTGTATAATCACCATTAAACCCATTTGTGTTAACGATTCTTACTGTATCACCAATATTTAAATTATGTCTACATGGTACTTTAAATATCGTCATTTGTTTATCTGATATTGTTACCGATTCTGTGTCAATTATTAATAAGCCTCCATTTACTAAAGAATGTTTATCATCAATAGAACTAGGGTAGGTAATTGTTAATTCCCAGTTTTTAACACTTTTTAAATTATTAGTATTATGGAATGGTTCGTAATCTGGTAAAAAACTAAATCTACTTCTGATTGGTTCCATATCGTAATATTTACAATTTTCAGTTACATCTGAACTATAATAACCGAACCAACCATCTCTTTCAGTTAAAAAATTATCAATAGCTGTAGGGAATGTATTGTCAGTATCATCAGCATTATTATTATCTTTTGGATATGATAAATCTAAAAAATCTGGCATAGAGTTAAACCCAGCTAATGTAAATTTGTCTGATTTTAATGAATCAGACAAATTAAATAATACATTACTTACTAATGGGTTTATTGTACCAAGAATTCTATATGTTTTGCTACCTTGTCTTTCTTTATCAAAACGCTCATCAACATTAACTATTTTATAAATTTCATTATTTGGCATTAACCTACTAGTGTTTTGTAAGTTAACCTTTATAAAATTATCAACATTCATTGATTCTTTTGATGTTTGACTATTTAGTCTTTGTCTTATTCTATCATCACTCATAATTAACCTTTTATTACAATTGAACAACCAACACTATCCGATACTGAAATACTTACTGATGAAGGTGAAGGACATGATTGACCACTACCAGCTTGGTAAGGAGTGTTTAATGAATATGGTGCTGCTGGTGTTATCGTACCAATACCACCGTTAGCTGATATTTTATATTCACAATACTTAATGTTATTAGTCACTGTGCTAGTTCTATTAATAGAACCATTTAACTCAACAGCTGGTACTATTATATTAAGTTCCTTAGCTGTCTCACAACCAACTTTATCAATTAATGTTAAATTTACTTTAACGTTAGTACCAGTAAATGTCGTACCTAAACTTTCAACAAAACTATATGTTAAATCACCATTAAATAATGAGAGTTGAGTTATATTACTTATTGTTACGGTTTTTTCAGCACCATTATTTATTTTATATTTTAATGTGTATGGGAATCTTTTAGTATATGCACCTAAAAGACCACCACTGTCAACATGTGAAATACCAAATTTAACAGTAACTGTTTGTCTGCTACATTGTTGTAAATTACTTCTGTCTTTTATTTCTAACGCAACATTAGGTAGTTCAATTTCACTTTTATTTATGTTTACCCATGTGCTAATTTCTTGAATACATCTTAATTTAGGGTCGCCATTAAATTGGTCATTAGCTAAATAAACTGTCATTTTAGTGTTATTAGCTAATGCAGAACTTGGTAAGTCAAAATACGTTTGTTGATTGGTAACATAAGGTTTAATTATTACATTATCATTACCAGCAATTGAATAAACTATGTAAACGTTATTATTTATCACACCACTAGCTATATCTATTGGTATTATATATTTATTTGGGTCACATTGTTTTGCTAATAATGCTGCTGATGGTTTTGTTGCTTTTAATTCTGGCGTTAAATGTTTAATTATTGCTGAAGTATTTGATGAAGAATTAAAAGCATCTGTTACTGTTATATTGTATTGACCAGCAAATAGTTCAACAAATGTTGTATTAGAACCATCTGTACTTATTATTGAATTTGAGTAACCTTTTGGTCCAGTAACGTTTACTGTATAAGGTAATTTTCCACCACTAACAGTAACAGCGATACCTTCACTAGTTGATGATTTACCACCAAAACATTGTATGTCAACATGTTTTTCAGTTATCACCAATGGAGTCGGACCAGTAACTTTTAAATCTTTAATTTCAACAATAGCGTTGCAAGAATCTTTAATCACTAATCTATAACCACTACCTTTATTATCTGATAATAAATTTTTAATTTCAAAAGGTATTTGAGTTACAGCAACAGAACCAGTAGTGATTGATTTATTATCACTATTGAATAGTTCGTAAGTATATCCACCACAACCACCATTAACACCAGTTATTAATATAATACCGTCACCAACTGTTGCATTTGTTGCATTTTTACTAAC